TTGTTAAAGGTCTTAAGAAGCAGACCAACACAGAGATAGCTGTTACCGCTCTTAAAGGCTCTAAGCGTAAAGCTAAAGTTAGTATCAATGACCTATAAGGCAGTTGATCTATCTTCCTTAGCTGCTAATCTCAGAGCTAAGCATAAGCCTACTCCCTTATATGTTATCCTTACTATATTCTATAAGGCTAAGAGAGTAGCTATCACAGATACCTATGATACTGTTAGGGACTCTGACTTAGAAGCACTAACTAAGTGGCTTACTCCTGAGATAGAACATCATAAGCCTGCTACTCGTTATATGAATGGCCCTTTCTTTAGCTATGAGATTAGAGTAGTAGTTGAAATAATTTTTAAAAAAGAGCTGGGCACTATCTATACTCCCGGCTATCGTGCTAAGTTTCACAACTACACAGAACATGTTATCCACACTATCCTAACACACGAGTTATATTCATGACTTCTATTGATCTTACACAGCTACTAGATAACAGAGGCTTCTTAGATTCAGAGATTAAGATACCTGTTATGGATGTAACACCCCCTGTACTAGTCAATAACATAGACTCTCGTATGCTTAAGATGTCTTATAGTTCTACGCTACAGATGCATAGCTGCCCACGTAAGGCACAACTGCAACGGCTTAACTCTGAGACAGTAGCATCTGAAGTAGATATACCACAATCTATTACCTTTGCATTCGGGCATCTAATAGGTGACGGTGTACAAGGTATGTTAGCAGGTGATACTATAGAGCAAGCTATCTTTAAAGCGTTCGTAGCATGGGACGTAGATATAATGGAGACTAATGATAAGCAAAAGAAGTCTCTGTTCTTAGGTATCTTTGCACTACAGCAGTTCGAGAACATAAGATCACAAGGTTTCTTAAACGACTATGACCTAGTATATTTACCCGACGGTACTCCTGCTATAGAACTTAGCTTCTGTATAGACATGGGTGATGGCTTCTTCTACCGTGGCTTTGTAGATGCTGTACTTAAGCACAAGCAGACAGGTAATGTAATAGTACTAGAGAATAAGTCTAGCTCTATGGCACCTAACCCTTCCAGTTATAAAAACTCCTCACAAGCTATAGGTTACAGCGTAGTCTTAGATAAGATCTTCCCTAGTATCTCTGCCTATGATGTTAAGTACCTTATATATAACACTAAAGCCCAAGCATATACAGAGCTTAGTTTCGCTAAGACTCTACTCCAACGTGCTATCTGGCTTAACCAACTCCTATTAGAGAAAGAACAGATAATCTTATATGAAGAGTACGGCTATCCTATGCATGGTGAATCTTGCTTTAGCTGGTACCGAGACTGTGAGTATCTTGGTCTATGTACTCTACCTACTGAGAGGTTAGTTCCATCAGAGGTAGTAGCTAAGATAGAACCAGAGTATATGTTTAACCTTACTATCGAAGAACTAATACAATCACAAATAATAAAAGGTGAAGAAGTATGAGTAAGGAAAGAACCCTGTTACAAAGACTTAACTGGCTTAAGAACTATACACTGCAAGTTAATAAGCAGCAGCCTATACTATCTTTTGATGAGGCACTAGAGCTATCAGAAGTAGAGCGTAAGTTATTGGTGCAATTAACTGGTAAGTTAGACAGACTTAATGCTCTTACTGCCCGCATCAAAGTAAACATTGAAGAGATAGAAGGTCGTATAAACGAACGTAGAAATAAGGAGAACAGATAGTATGCCCAAACTTAATACCATACCTAAGACTGATCCACAAACAGTACTAGTCTTTGGCCCACCTAAATCTGGTAAGACACAGTTAGTAGGTCAACTAGCAGAGAAGTATGATCTGTTATGGTTCGACTTAGAGCGTGGTTATAGCACTCTGTTTAAACTACCTGATGCTTATCAAGAGCGTATCAATCTTATTAAGATACCTGATACTCCTGAGTTCCCTATAGCAGTAGAGACTATGCGTAAGGTAGTTAAGTATGCTCCTGTAATTATATGTAATGAGCATGGTAAGGTAGCTTGTATGATATGCAAGAGAGAGAATGCTCCTACTGAACTCATAGATCTTAGCTCATTAGATCCTGCTACTACCATCGTAGTAATAGATAGCCTTACTCAGTTCACAGCCAGTGCTATTGCTCATATTAACAAGGGTAATCCTGATGACTATAAGTTTGAGTTCGATGATTGGGGTAGGCTTAAGCAGATAGTAGAACCTTTCCTATCTTCTATCCAAGGTGCTCGCTATAACATAGTATGTATCTCCCATGAAGAAGAAGTAGAAATGGAGAACGGCAGGAAGAAGATAGTACCCGTATGTGGTAGCTCTAAGACTTCTCGTAATACTGCTAAGAACTTTGGTCACGTAGTCTATTGTGAACTAAAGAATAAGAAGCACGTAGCAGCGTCTTCAACAGATTATCTTAACAATGTAGTTACTGGTTCTAGATCTGATATGATGTTAGAATCTGGTAATACTTTGTTAGACATATTTACTCACGCACAACCTGCCAAACAGGAGAGTAAAGCTACACCCAAGACTGGGGTAGTTAAAGTGCAAAGCAATGCAGCTCGTACTAGTAGCCTGCTTAAGAACTTAAAGGCTAAGACAGCAGCAGATAAGTAATACATCCATTAATCAATCTATAATACTATAAGGTATAATATCATGACTGCAGAAGTAGATAACTTGTTAGACGTAACCCTTGATGATCTTGAAGACTTACCGGCATTTGTTGTATTTCCTCCCGGTGCTCACCTCTGTTTAGCTACATTGGAACAGAAGAAGATAGGTGAGAAGCCTGCTGTTGAACTTAAGCTGAAGCTTGTTGAGCACATTGAACTAGCTGACGGTGCAGAAGAACCTTGTGCTGCTGGTGATGAATCTAGTAGCTTGTTCTTCTTGGACAATGTGTTTGGTCGCGGTTAGCTTTAAGCTATCGGTGCTGTACTTGGTGCCCATCTTGGTACTGGTGTTCTTAAGGACATCGTAGATCAGACTACTGATATCGAAGTAGCTGTTGTTACTGGCAAGAAGCAGGATAAGAAAGATAGCACTAAGTTCTACTTAGATGTTAAAGAGATACAAGTAACTTAATTTAAGCTTAGGTCGAGTAGGTGATCTAAGTTCAGGCTAATAACCTGACCTCTTGGGCCTGAGGTTAAAGCGGCCTTACTACTAGCCTGCTATCTTTAATTAGATAGTGGGTTTTTTAGGTACAACGATATGATAACCCAACCCAATAGGAACACTACCATGAATGCAGATCAGAAGAAGCCATACCCAACTAATAATAGAGGCGCACTATGGGCTAACCGTACACCTCCTCAGCATAGAGAAGAATGGGAAGCACACTACAACGGTACTATCATAGTAGATGGTAAAGAGTACTGGCTTAACATGTACAATGTAGAGAGTGATAATGCTCGTGCTCCTGACTATAAGGTGTATGTTAAACCTAAGGAAGAACCTAAGCCTGAGCCAGTAGCTGCTAAGCCTGAGGATGTACCTAACTCTACTGCTGCTGCTACATTTGAAAGATTGCAGAAGCATCCATCACAGCCTGCACTAGATAATGGCATGGATAACTTTGATGATGACATCCCCTTTTAAGGAATTAATTACAGCATGAAAATCAATCTTAAAGAGCACATAGCAAACCTACAAAAGAGAGAACTTAGTAAGGTCTTATCTTCTGATAACTCTCTTCTCTTTGTAGGTACTCATCTTGATAAAGAGTTCCTGCCACATCTTAAAGCATGTGTTGGGTCTTGTACTGTGCACCTTAAGATAGGAACTGTATCTACTGTAACTGAAGTACTAATGCACGCTAAGGCTAAGGGAGTCACTCGTGTTATTAGTACTAACATTGATCTGCTAAAGAAACTACTTAACTGGCAGAAGCGTAAGGCACCCTCATTAGATAGCTACACTGGATCTTATTTCGTACGTGAAGGTGTAGAGATAGTATTCATACGCCCGATTAAACAGCTAGTAACTATTCCCTTTGTTAAGTTCCTAACCACTCGTATAGTAACTAAGCTCACTAACCCTGATGGTTGGTATGTACCTACTGAATTCACTTGGAGATTAATAGAGGATCATCAAGCTGAGTATGACCTACTAGCTACAGCTGATCTTATATGCATAGACATAGAGACTGTTAGAGAGGATGCAGCCATACGTTGTATCAGCTATACTGGCTTCTGGTTAGACTCTCATACCTCCGTAAGCTTAGAACTACCAATGAACTCAGAGCTTAACCTTACATGGATGCGTAAGTATAATCTATTAGCACCTGCAAAGATATTCCAGAATGGTAAGTATGACATAGCTTATCTTGCCCGCTACAATGCACCAGTAGTTAACTGGCTCTGGGATACAGCACACCTATTCCATTCATGGTACTCAGAACTACCTAAAGATCTAGGCTTCCTTAATAGTTTCTTCATACGTGAAGCTACCTACTGGAAAGACTTATCAGAGACAGATGATCTGCATGAGTACTATAGATACAACTGCCTAGATACATGGGGTACTGGCAATGCATTCCTAGCCATGCTTAGAGAATCACCTCAGTGGGCACTAGAAAATTATAAAAAGGAATTCCCATTAGTATTCCCTTGCCACTTAGCAGAGATGACTGGTATTAAGAGAGACATGCCAGCACTAGTTAAAGCTAAGAACGAACAGCAATTGATAGTAGATACACTAGGTAAAGAACTAGACACTATGCTAGGTGTTACTGGCTTCAATGTTAAATCTAATCCACAGATGAAGAGCCTATTAAAAGTATTAGGTTGTGGTGATATGAAGTCTGCTGATGCTAAGCACCTAACTAAAGCTGCATACAGACACCCATTAAATAACCGTGTCCTTACTAAAGTATTAGAGATACGTAAAGCAAGAGATCTAGTATCTAAATACCTCATGCCCGGTAAGGAGTTCCTAGCTACTGATCGTATCCTCTATGCTCTTAACCCTCATGGTACTGATACATCTAGACTAGCTAGTAAAGAGCATCACTTCTGGTGCGGTATTAATAAGCAGAACATACCACGTGGCCCTATAGTTAAACAGACCTTCATTGCAGATGAGGGCTTTCTTATGTGTGAGGTAGATCTAGCACAAGCAGAATCTAGGGACACAGCTTACATAGCAGGAGAGGAAGCACTAATACATGCAGTAGAGTATAGTCCTGACTTCCACTCTAACAACGCATCTAAGTTCTTTGGTAAAGCATTCGAACTAATCTATGATGCTATTAAGAAAGAAGTATTAGACAAGCCTATGCGTCAGCTATCCAAGAACGTTAACCACGGTGCTAACTATAACATGGGAGCAGCTACTCTAGTACTAACCATGGGTGAGGATGCTATCTTTAAAGCACGTAGACTACTAGGCTTACCACGCTTCATGACAGCAGTACAGATAGCACAGCATCTAATAGATCAGTTCCATAGAACATACCCCGGACTGAGAGAGACATTCTACACAGGTGTAGTTAATGAGATAGCTAAGACTCACATGCTTACTCACCATCTGGTAGGTGAATCAGGTTGGACTAGATATTGTTTTAAGAATCCTGCTGCTAACAAAGAGCATCTTAACGCATACATAGCTCACCCACCTCAGTCTTTAAACGCACAGACTCTTAATAAAGCATGGTTAAATGTATTCTTAAAAGTAGCATTACCCAACCCTACTACATTCAAACTCTGTTCGCAGATACATGATAGCATCTTCTTCCAACACAGGATAGGACATGAACATCATAAGCAGGAGATAGTAGAAGCTATGCAAATACCCGTAACAATAAAAGGCTATGATGATAAGGTAAGAACATTTACCGTACCAGCAGAAGCATCTAACAGTGGTACCAACTGGGCTCAACTTAAATGACAAAGTTCTTTGACTTATATCTCGACTACACAGTTAATACAGAGGCACCTACATTCTTCCATCGATGGTCTAGTATTGCTTGCTTAGGTGCATACCTAGGTAGACAGTGCTACTTCCATCATGGATTTTTTACGTTGTATCCTAACCAGTATATAATGCTAATAGGTTCACCCGGTACTAAGAAGTCTAGCGCAATCAAGATTAGTGCAGCTCTTCTGAAGAAGGCAGGTTATAGAACCTTTGCTGCTAGGAAGACTAGGCAAGAGAAGTTCTTATTAGATCTAGCTGAAGGACAACAGCTTACTAATGAAGTAGATATCATGGAGCAGAATATCTTTGGAGAAGAAGTAGATGAGTCTACAGTCTCAGAAGTATTCGTAGCTGCCGATGAGTTTAATAACTTCATAGGTGTAGGCAACTTAGACTTCATGAGTATACTAGGAGAGCTATGGGATTATGATGGTGTATATGATTACAAGCTTAAGAACTCTAAGAGCGTACTCATACCGAATCCAACAGTAAGTATACTAGGAGGTAACACACCTACCGGAGTATCACTAGCCTTCCCTACTGAAGCAATGGGGCAAGGCTTTTTTAGCAGATTACTTTTCGTATATGCTGAGAACCCACGGGGTAAGTTAACCTTTCCACCCCCACCTGATAAGGAACT